CAACTCATTCATTATACCCTTTTGAGACAATCTCCAGGCGCCGGCGAACGTTTTTCCGGACTTATGGGACGATTTAAATTTTACTCACATTTACCATTCCATATGCCCTTATGTTCTGGTGATTGGGAATTAGTGACTATTACCCAATTCTTCGCTCCTCCACGGGCGAGCTGTCCGGCGCTCTCATTAACGTAGTTGCTCACGTTTTGGATGTACAGTTCCTCACGACTTCTCTGCACAGAAGTCGATGGCGCTATAATGGTAATAGATTAAGTCTATTAATCTTCTTCTTGATAAGCACCGCCATATACCCAACGGCACCAATCATCATATTCATCGGGAATAATCTCTTCAACTTGCTGCATTGTATCAAAATCATCAAACATTTTATTTATCCCCTTTCTTTATCTTACATATATATTATATACTAAATTTTGAAAAAAATCAAATTTTTACTTTACGCCGTTCAAAAAAGAAATTGCTTCATTCACGTCTTCATCAGTGAGACCAATACCACCATTTATTTGAATAAGATGATCTCTATATATACTCATATCATACCAATCATCTAGAATTACAAAAGACTCTATATCTAAATCTTTATGTAATTCAAACCATTCATTAATAGCAGCACCACGACTCGGCCGCATAGGCATTGGAAGAGCATCCCAAATTTCCATACCATATTCTTTAAGTTTATCTCTAAGTTGGTTAAAGAATGGTTCATTCTTAGACTCGTCTTCTCTATTCCAACCATCCCGCCATGTAGAACTTAATACGATCTTGGCGCCCGTGGCATCAATTATTCGTTTCAGACGTTCAACTAGATAATCATCAACAAAGCACCATCCATCAAATGTTATGGTACGTGTCAAATTATTATTTAGTACACCGTCAACGTCAAGAAATAGTAACTTCATTTCTTATATTCCTTTACTTTCTCATTCCATCTATTAATTGCCTTTTGCATAGCTTTTTCATCACTATACATACTAGTCATAACAATTGGATAAAAGAAAGGACAACCAAGATTAGCACAGCTTACAACACAGAGATGCATAAATCCACTACGTTCAAACTTAACAGTGGGTAACTGATTACATCTCGGGCATAATTCTACTGATGGCATCCTATTCTCCCTTCTTAAACTTTGACCTATCGTAAGATCCTTTACCTTTTTTATTTTTGAGATAATATCCCTTTTTTCTAAACTCTAAAAACTGCTGAAGCTCTTCTCCAGTTTTCTTAAAGACTTGCTTATCCATTACAAATTCAACTCCTTAAAATTAATAATCTTCGCAAGTTCATTAGCTCTTTGATTCAATTTATTTAAGAAATCTTTATTGGGTTCTTTCCAAACAGCAGATACATATTTATGGCCTTTCCCATAAAGAGAAGCCCCATTCTGCCTACAATATCTTAACCATTGCGGCCAGCTTAACCCACTAATTCTACAAGCCAAAAGATTAAAACTACCCGTAATAGGTTTACCTTCTGTCCAAAATTCATCCCAAACTGGGCAAATAGTCCACCCATTATTACTGGATTCTCTATATACAAAGTAAGACTTCATATAAGCATTTCCTTCCACAGTTGTTTAATCTCTTTCTCTTCTTCTGGCGTCAAACAAGTAATATCATACCAAGACGGCAATTTTTCTGCTATCTCTTCAATAGGTGGCAGTTCAATATCTACCGCTTCAACTTTCTGCTCACTTTTATAATCAGAAATTACATACTTCCTTACAGTGGAAGCAGACCAACCAGTTACCGCGGCCGCTCCACTGTAAGTCCCACAAGCTAGATATGCTTCATTAATTTTTATAATATCGTCAGGTCCAACCCGCTTCATTCTACATCATTCCAATCTTCAGCATTGGTATATTTCTGAACTCGCTGATTTTTACGCTCTTTATCTCTCTGCTTCTTGGAGTCTTCTTCATCTCGCCAGTCATCTTCCCAATCATCATAAGAACGATTTTTATCTCGCTTCGCCATCTTTAAGCTCCTTCATAAGATTTGAATAAATTTCATGATACATTTTATCAATCAGATCTTGGTCTTCGATATAGAATAAAGTAGTTTCATTACGGCCAACCGCGTTTAGAAGTAGCTGGCCAAGACGAATATCTGGAGTCAATTCCCAAATTCTCTTTAAATCATTTAAAATCTGCGGAATACGATTCACGTCTCTCATATCTTTCCCCTATCTCATTTTCTGTATATATTATACTATAAAATTATTTAATTGTCAAAATTAGGACTCTTTATGATCCACCAATCGAGATTTCCAGTCGCATCATATCTGCGCCATCTATCATAGATAACTTCAAGTTCTTCAATATCATGATAATACATTTCAACGTGCGGTCGCTCCGCTCTATCAGCATGGTAGTGACCAAATAACCAAACATACCATTCACACTGATCTTTTAATTCATCCAGCCAAAGTTCCATAGAATTATCAACAGTAGACTGATCTACTAGTGGCAAAAACATATCAACCGGCCGCCATGAATATGGGCAAGTATGAGACATAATAAAATCTATTTTCTTTCCAGAAAAAAGTCTTGAAGCATCTTCCATTTCTTTACTACTAAGTTGTTCATTATAAAACCAACCAGTTTTCTTGGCATTGGTATAATCTGGATCAAGTTTATCTTGAATTTCAAAACAACCTAATCTATACCATTTATCAACGGAATAAGCCCCACCAATTACACCAACAGTATATCCATCAATATTATAAATTCCATAATCTTTAAAGTAACGAATATGTGGGTATTCATTTTGAAGATATACATATCCATTTACTTCTGGATCAAAAACTTCGAGCATTCCAAGTAAATCTTGCGGCCGAGCTTCATGATTACCACGCACACAATAAATAGTATAACCGCGTTCATTAACTTCTTTTTTCTTTCGTTCATCCGACTTATTTAAATAAAAGTTAAATCCAGCGTCTCCAAGAATTATAATTGCTGTATCTTTTGGATCATAATTGTCGAGACAACCATTACACATCCAATTAAAATTACCGTGAGTATCTCCTCGCACCAAGTAATTCTTCAAAGTTAATCTCTCCTTCCCTTTTTGATAAAATATATAATACTTCATCCCAAGTACAATATATTACCTTTCCATTCTCCCATACTCTATATAGATCTAAATCTTTAAAATACTGTACAGTTGTCATTTTACTCTTTCCTTATAAACATTTTTACTCATACTTGCTATAGTATATCTACCATTATATGAAGCTCCATCATATAACGCTGCAATTAATAACCCAGCATAATACGGATCTGTTTCTTCTTCTAGCTATTCCCAAAGATCATGATAATGTTGTAATTCCCAAATTATAAAATCACACTAAACTTCAATATTATCATATTCACACTCATAAATTCGACAATAATCATAAAAATCATATAAATAATAAATTGAATACCATTGACCTAAACCATACCCACCGACATTTTGTATAGTCTATATAAATTCATCACGATTTAATTCATATAAATTTTCCGTAAAAGGCTAACATATATCATCTTTCCTTAATGTCCACCCTGGAATTGCATCAACTTTATAATTACTTTCTCTTTCAAAATAGCCCATAATACCAGCAGATATTACTGGATTCTAAGTTTTATCTATTAAATAATTCCAAATTTGATCCGCAGCTTGTCGATCGTACTCTGCGGCCGCCTAATAAGTCGGAAGTATTAGACAAATCAAAATACATATTATTAATATTTTTCTTGACATCTAACCACTCCTAATTCTATATTTATTATATTATAAATTTAAATAAAAATCAAATTTAATTTGTAAATATTGTTCGTAGTCCAAATAATAATTCATCTAATTGCTTCTAATTAAAATCAATTGACATAGTACCATTTTTCATAGTATAATCCTTGACTATGTCCCATTCTCGTTTTAATTCTTCTTGCTGTTCATCTTTAGACATAGCCGCGAATTTACTTATAGGGACTTCACCACGCAATGATATATAATCACTATCTGGATATGGACTAGCTGGATTAATTTTTACATTTACAAATTTATTTGGATCAGTATCTCCTTCTAAATTTTCTAATGTCTGCTAAAGAATCTATGATGCCGTAAAATACGCTCCACCACTATTGAATAAATGGACGCGATTTATACGTGAACTTGCAGGAGTATCACTAATATTAAATATTTCTTCATAATCATCCCACATCCAAGCTACTGCAACCGCGGCTAAGTAATCTGCTATTTCAGAAATACGTCCATCAGCTATACAACCTTTTGTTGTATTATTTAACATAAAAATTAATTTACTAGTCATATTTCCGCCAAGATCTATTTTTTTAAGATTAGACATACGATTATAAAAATTACCTTCTCCTTCAATCTATAAATTGTAATTTGAAGTATAACCTTTAATATTTTCTGTTAATTCAAACATTTCACCGACACTAGTAGTTTCTAAAGCTTCATTCACTCGTTTTTCAATCGCACTTAATAAGTTTTCACCATTTTTTGATACATTTTGTGCATAAATTTCATCTACTATACTATCTATATCTATATCTGCATTAAAAACTTCAAAACCTATAGCATCTGCTTTTTGCTATACATTATAAACTTCGCCAGTAAATTCATTTTTAATTTCTTTAGTTAATTCTCCAGTTGCTAATCCTTTCGCACCTATTTTCTATAAACTACCTATAGCATATACTTCAGTACTAAGACCTCTACCTATACTAGCATATATTGCATCAGCAATATTTTTTGCTATAGCACTAGGTTTTCTAAATTTACCCTTTTTAGTTATAAAATGGCTCATATTAAGTTTTGAATTAGTAATATCTGTAACATTCATACTATTATCTTTTAAAGCAATATCAAAATTTAAGGTAGAAAAATTTTCAAAAGCTTTTTTTAAACCATCTACAAATTGTTTTTTTATAAAATTTAAAGAATTATTTTTAACATCTGGACTATCTAATATTTTTGTTAAAAATTCATCTACTAAACTACTAAAATCAGTATCAAAATCTAAATGAAGTACATTTGACCCAGCCTAAGCTTCAATCTATTGCTAAAGTTTATTTTGAATAAATTTAGAAAACTAACTACTCCAAAATTCATTCGTTTTCTAAAAACTTTTAAATCTATTTGATGCCGCTTCTTGTTTAAATTTTTCAAGATCTTTGTCTCGCCTAAGTAATAAAGTGTATGCTGTATTATAATCTTTTCCTTCTACTGCCGCGGCAATCTAATCTAAATAAGATGGATCAATGATATTCATTTTTCTTAATTGCTCTAATTTTAATCGAAGATAACGTTCTTCTATTCCAGACTAAGCCGCAATAATTTTTCTTAAATAATCTAAAAACTATCCATAAGAAGCACGTATGTTTGTAGATTTTATATTAAACATACGATCTTCATAAGTAAGACCTTGCTATACCGCGGTTGGGTTTGGTTCATATCCACCTAAACCACGACGATATATAGAATAGCCATTACTCATAAAAGAAGTGGCACCAGTAAACCACCATGTGGTAGATTCTGTTAACCCATGATAACGTGTAGTCTTACCTTTATAATAATTCTATGATAAATTTTTATAGTTTGCCATATTTTTCTCCTATAAAAATAGAGGGACATATTGCCCCTCTACTTAATCATCCAATAGAGTAGCTAAATTTGCTACTTCACCACGTTCCGTTTTTGGTAAATAAACATATCCAAACAATTTATTACCACTTAATCTATCAATCATCTTTATAATGCCATTATCTTTTTCATATACTTTATTATCAACTTGATGTGTATCTGAATTAAGCCACAACTCAGAATTTTCACCAACACGACTAATAATCAGCTTTGCAATTTCTGTAGTTATATTCTATGCTTCACAAACATAAATTAAACAATTTTCAAAACTACGGCCGCGTATATGAAGTAATGGAACCATTTCAAGCTATCCTTGATTAATAAGCATCTCAGCGCCATCACGACCACCGACTTTATCATATATTGGAGCTAAAGTCCAATCAAGTTTTTCTTCTGCGCTACCTTTTAAATAACCTATTTCTGGTACATTAGCAACAGTTACATTCGGTCGGATATAAATAATTTTATCAAACTGACCGCACTCAATATAATCCAGAGCTTGATTAAGCATTAAAAAATCTTTCATTTACTACCCTCGGTTTCCCGAAATTTATTAAGGGGATTAGACTATATCTTCAACTCTTTTATCCTCTTGGGCGGCCATTGCCTTAGCACGCTTACGAGTTAATGCAATATGATCATTATTATATAAAAGTTCACATAATTTTATTGCATCTTGGCCATTCCAGACGGCCTTATACACATTATTATAATTTGTAATTTTATTATGTAAATTTTTATTAATTAATAAATCAATTTTTTCTTGAAACTATTTTATAATTGATTCAGTATGTCCAGTAATATTTATATGCCAACTATTATTGCTATAAAAGATTGATCCATCTCCATCAATATATCCGCGTAAAAAATCAATTAAATAGTTATCCGGAAAAACAATATTTGTTACTATATAAGTTTTATTTGGAACGATATTAAATTTTGCTAAATCATCAGCTAACTACTAACTTCTAACTGAAAAACTATATGTACCGTGCGGCCGCTCACTACGTTTATCATATCTTAAAGAAGCATTACTATTTAATTCTTTTTGAAATAATATTAAAATTTCTTGATCCTCTTCTGATAGTTCTATCCTAATAGCCGGCGAACGTTTATTCTCTGGATCTAAAGCAATATTACCATCAGCAAATATTAAACCTAAAAAATATGCTTTTGTAGGAGAATCTATTATAGAAAAATAATCTTGTTTTAATAAACGATTCTTAGTCTTTGCTTTCTTAATTTCTATACCCCAAGATTTTAAATATTTACTAATAGTATCTGGCTTTGCTCCAAATTTACGAGCAATCTCTGTACAAGTAAGACCATCAATAGTATAACTTTTTATGATATAATCTTTTTGTTCTTGTGTCCACTGTCTCTACATTTATTCACCTCCTTCTAAAATAATATTGGCAATTATGAGTTGTCTCGCACTTCGGGTTAATACCCTACTCCCAATTGGGATAGTCGTTGAACCTTCCGTATAACGGCTTGGCTGCTGATTACCATATCTTATTGACTTAGGCTTCCAGCAATTCACGAGATATTTTATCATTTAAATCACTTTAAA